TTGAGCCTTTTCACACTGATGAGACACCCGGGACTCGAACCCGGGACAACTTGATTAAAAGTCAGTACTTTAAAGTACCTTTAAGCCTTGTAAATACTGACTTTCTTCTCATTATATTAGACATTTATTAGACTTCGTATTTTTTACTCTATAACTTCGTACTTACTCAGATCGGGAGTATCAGTATCCAGTTCTTTATTATATACGCCATTTTCATCTACAAAGAAGTACAGCTTTTCACTTGCATCCTCTATATAGCCATTTCTTGCCATCAGACCTGACTGAGTAAGATAGTAAGACTTGCCGTCAACATCCACCCACTGCTCACTAAGCATAGCTCCGTCGGCAGGATTCATATAGTACCAGTCATCTCCCTGCTTAAACCAGCCTCTAATCATAAAGCCCTTTTGGTCAAAGACGTACCAACGACCATTTATGTATGCCCACCTGCCTGCAATAACACTTTGCGGTGTGTCGGCATACCACCACTGGCCATCGCTAGAGACATTCCAACCGAGTGGATACTCTACCTGTGTAGGTTTAGTTTTCTCCGCCTTCCTACCATCCTGTAGCGCTATGGCTGTGTGGTGGAACTCATACAGCAAGATATCGCCTCTTTTAAGGTATTCGTCAGATAGCAGATACTTAGGAGCGGTTAAGAGTTCAAATTCACCCGTCTTTAAAAGTGCGGTAGATTCATTTCCAGTATAGATGCTTCCTGATACTCTAACTCCTGCCGCATTCACACAAACCGAGACCAGCGCACTGCAGTCGGTCTCACATGGTTTATTTACAGCTTTTATATTCCATCCATTTGCCTTACAAAAGTCATATAAAGTAGTTCGCTCATACTGATCATATCCAATATTGTCGTTTCTACACGCATCCTCCATGGCGGCGGCTATCTTCTCTGCCTTTGAGGCATCTTTGCATCTCAAAACCTTGTTCCAAGGGAGATTATACCATTCCCTAATCACCACTTCTTTGCCGTCCTGATCGCCTGCAAGGCCACCGCTGTATCGCATTCTTTCATCTCTACTTGCCTGTCCAATTTTAATCATACCCTATTCATCCTTTCTTGCGCTAAAAAAGAGAGCCTAAGCCCTCGTTATTCTTTGTCCTCAATCTCTATAAATTCGCCTGTGTTCTTCTTTAAGAATCCCTTTACTGTAATCCACACCCTACGTACAGGTAAGCCTGACAGTGTCATATTCTTAAGCACAGATAGAACCTCATACACTATGTAAAGTAATGCAAAAAACTCCATCACTGTAATATCCTGCAAGTGTATATATCCCCTAAAAGCTTCAGGTATAAAACCTATAAGATTTACCGGGCATAAAATATCTACAAATACCAAGCATACCAACGATAGAAGCATTCCCACCTTACGGATACCACCGTCAATACCTACACTGGAGTTAAAAGCCCTATCCTTAGCGGCTCTTAGACTGCCGAAAAGTACATCCATAACAATCATAATTACTACAAGCTGAAATAGTGTGTTGCCTCTCATAACCGCAAAAACCGGTCTAAAAATATCAAAATGCATTATTGTTCCTTTCCTTGCAATAAAAAAGCACCCTTTTTGGTGCTTTAAAATAATTATAAAATCTGCTGTTTTAGTGCTTCCTGTAACACTTGAGAAAAGTTTATATTTCTTTCAAGTGCCGCCGCATTTAGCCAAGCAGGCAATGTTACTGTTCTGTTTACAGATTTATTCACATTTGCATTTCTAATGCTTGGCATGTAAACATCCACCAACACAGCTCTTTCATTATCCTCTAATTCCATATCGCACAACCTGCTTGCAGGTGGTATAGGTTCTCCATCCTCTTCAAGGCCATTAAGTACACATCCCAGTAAATCTCTGGCGGATAAAAGTGCGTCTTTCTCGTCCTCACCACTTGTAGCACAATCTAAGTCGGGAAATGTTACCGCTATCTCTTTACCATCCTCATATGTAAATATAGCAGGATAATAATATCTATCAACTTTCTTCATATAGCTCTCCTTATATAAAAATATGTAAATCATCAAGAGGAAAGCCCCCGTCAGGGCTATTGAAACTTTAACCCTGACTGTCTTTCAATGCTTCTAAGTGTTTTAGGTGGTATATCCTTGTCCGGATGCTTCACCGTTGTTCTCCCTTTTTTAGTCGGGTGTTTGAACTGTAAATGACTGGTTCCGTTTTTAGGTAATTCATACCAGCCATCTTCTTTAAGCATTTTTATAACTTCCCTTGATGAGTAACTTTTCATTTCTTACCTCCTTATGACTATATAATAACACATATAATTATATTTGTCAATAGAGTTTACACATATTTTTATATTTGCCATATGAAGTTAGTTTGCATTAGACGGTGTTGCCGGAGCTTCATCCTCCACTGCCAGCTCTCCTGCATCCAAATCTATCAATGCCTGCTTTACATAAGGCTTTAGCTTAGCAGGTACACTCTTAAAAGTCCTCTTGCCTCTGATAATTAGCTGTGCATACAAAATACTTAAATTCTCAAACATATACTTTCTTTCCTTTCTTGAAAATAAAATTGTTACTATATAGAAAAACATTCTCATGCTTTACTACCGCCATTCATAACTACATCTGTCAGTTCTGCAAGACTTGATGAAATAATTTCGGTCTGCTTTTTTACAGCTGCCAGTTCTGCCGCATTTGTCATAGGTGTTGCATGTGACACCGCAGTATGTTCTTTTTTGCTTGTGTCTATACTATCAATTACATTGCCGTCAGGTACTTCAAATATTCCTATTTTGATAGTTTCTATGTTTGCCTGTTCGGATGCTGTAGATATTACAGTTCCGTCAGGCTTGTAAAAAACTGTATATTTCATGTTTTTACCTCTTTCTTAAAGCCTAAATGATATTGAGCTGTGAGCATAAATGTAAACATTGAGTTTTGTCACACCAAGCAACTGATTCGGTCCGTGATGAACCAGGCTGATATTGCCTGCTCCATCCCTTATGATTTCAATCTGTACAGGTACGTTTCTTATATATGTCCCTATAAGATTGCTATCACTTTTGGATACCGGGATTCTCCCAATCAAGTAATGACCGTTCCCCTTATCTCTCCTCACAAAACCGTCATAGACATCCTCTCCTACAAGGTCTATTCCAAAGAAAACCGTTTCACTTCCTGAATATGCGTTGCCTAACTGTATTACCTGTTCACGATTAGACATACTTATTTCCAGATTCGCTGCAACTGTATAGTCATTAACCTTGTCAGCAAAGTCTCTCGTGCCTGTAACGCCGTTGATATTGATACCTTTAACAACGTTCTGCGGATATAGATTCGGTGAGGGTAGGAAAGCATAGTTTGCACCTGCTAAAACATGCCCATTTGCTATTTTTACAACTATTCCACGTCCACGGCCTGCATAGGTATCATCCCATGCAAAGCCTTCGTTATTTACAGCACTTATTACATCACCTGTATGACATACCCAGTAAGGGATAGCACCTTGAATACCCAATATATTTATATCATTGAGCATCTTATCGGCTCTAATTCCTAAAGCACTGGCTAAATCTCCGTAATTAACTTCTACGATAGGAGGATATTGACCGGCATTGGGATAATAGCCTTGCTTAAATCTAAATCCAAATTTTTTAGGATTTGTCCAGTTAATATTGACTATTTCTAACGCCATATTTTCATTCGGATGTGACACTATCTGGCCGAGTACGCCTGCCACATTGTGCCCCTGTAACATCTTAGACCCGTCAATCCCAAACAGATTTTTTAATTGCTCATAAGTAAGATAAAGATAAGCCTCATGAGTATGACCTTGAGGGTCAGTCCATGGGGCTCTGTGATACCAACCGTTTTTGAATAGTATATATAGTCTGCCATTATTATCTTCTCTAAGCTGGTAATAACTTACGCCCGCACTTTCACCCCTGTCGGGTATCTGTCCTCTTTCGTTAAGGGTTGTTACTGTGTTGATTGTAAGTTCAGGATGATAGTTGATATTGTTCTTTATTAACTGCCTTGATATCCTTATCCACGGATTCCAACTTTGAGTTCTATCTGCATTCCAGTACCTCATATAGGCCGCTTCCGGAATTCTGGTTACGTATGAATCTTCGCCATGATCGTTATAGTACCAAAGTTCTTCCATTGAATTGGCATCACTGGTAACAGGAAAGCTGCCTTGAAAATTTACACCGTTTTTACTTGTAGCCGTAGCTCCTGACAGCACTTGATTGGGGCTTGCATTTCCTAAAACATCTGCATCTACTTCTACTATAACTGTCAATAGTTAACTCGACTTTTTAAGAGGTAATGTATCAACCTGAACCTGCTCACCTAAATCAATCTCTTCG